TTCCATCGTAGCATATAAGGATTCATTAGAATTCATATAATCTCGTGGTAAATCGTATATAACTACTTTATTATTATTATAATGTCTATAAATATCGGCGTGTTTTCCTCCGGTTATTATATAGGCATCTTTATATAATTGTAAATAATTAGCAATTGTAGATTTTCCAGAATTACCATGTATATCATATATCCAATGTATTTTGCGATTATCTATTTTAGTATCTATAAGCGTCAATATATGATTTTGTATTTCATTAAACTGTATATCTTTAAAAAATTCTTCATAATATTTTTCAGTTTCTTCAGTATTCTCCATATCTTCACAGAATCTAATATATTTCTTAATATGTTCATTATATTTTATAAATAATTCTCCATATTTTTCATTTAATTCTTTTAGCGATATTTTACCATTTTTTATAGATTGTTTAATTTCCATAGATAAATTATAAAATTGTCCTTTATTTTGTCTTATTGAATGATTGTCAGTATCTTTTATATGATTTTCAACATCTATATTATAAGCGATATAATTACCATCTTTTATAACATATTTAATTACATTATTTGGATTTCTTGCCGATTGTATATTAGGATGTTTATCAGCGATAAAGTCAAATATATCTATTCGTTTAGTTTGAAATCTATCTTTAAATGATATATAAAGATGTAAATGAGCGCCATCGTCTTTATGAAATTCAGTTGAAACGATAAAGCAATTTATTTTATCTCTATATTTTTCTAAAAGTCTATTATAAGCAGTTTCTTTTGATATGTCTGTTTGTGGTATAGTTAAAAATATTGTCTTAGTATCTAATTTAAAGGTTTTAGGGGTAGTAATCATATTTAATATGTATCTCTAACCTTTAACAAGAAAATATTTTTTTAAGAATTACCCCCCAATATTTTATGAGTATGGGGAATATCTCTATAATATATGCGGTGTCGTATTCTAACCTTCTTTTATTTTGTCTTATCACTATATAATAAAATATCTCAATATTATCTCAATAATATCTCATATATATTTCATTATATTTTTTTAATATAGCCCTTTCTCATTCTTATATATAGGCATTAGCGCATTCTTGTCTTATATAGCTCGCTTCGCTCGCGAACGAGAGAACAGAGTCTAACCAGATATATAGGAATAGTATAAAAGGCGAGGGAGGGTGTTTCGCGTAGTAATATTATAATTACGCGAAAACATATATAAGTATTAAACCCTTCTTTTTATATTTATTAGAAATCTATATATATATACGATTTCGTATTTTACCCTTCTTTTTAATTGTCTTATAAGAGTCTCTATATTTATTAGTGAGACTGATACAATCCTATAAGCACTAAAAAACTCCTTAATGGGCGAGAGTTTTATTATTACTTAAGATATTATATCTGCTTTCACTTTGTCTAATAGGGAAATTTATTTTAACCTTTTTTCTTTATATCAACTTGTGATGTCGTATTTTAACCTTCTCTTATTTTTTATTATCAGTATCTAATATATCTAACCAATTACTTAATTTTGTATCATAAAATTTATTTGTGTATTCGTTCCATTCATATCGGTCTAAGTATATTTTTTTATGTATCTTAACATATTTTAATAACTTTTCAATATCATCTTTAACGGGTTCAATGTCTGTTTTTATGGATTGTTTAATATCTAATTTAAGCGGAGTATTTAATGGATTATTTAACGGTTCTATTAACTCCTCATTAATATAATCGTTATGTTTCATAATTTGCCCATTATTAACTTCTATAATGTTCCATCTATCTTTACTTAATTTATTAATATCTGGTTGAGCATTAGAAAATACTATAATATGGGGAGGTATGAATCTTTTTATTGTTCCTTCATATTTTGTATCAAGGCAATAACCATTTTTAAAGGTTTCCATCGTAGCATATAAGGATTCATTAGAATTCATATAATCTCGTGGTAAATCGTATATAACTACTTTATTATTATTATAATGTCTATAAATATCGGCGTGTTTTCCTCCGGTTATTATATA